AAACAAATCGCAGATATATTCGCAAGAATGGTAGCAGTCTTCGTAATCTCAGCACTTGGAGTTCTAGGTGCTGGTGCTATTGCTGGAGTAGAGGTTCTACAGGCAGTTCTTATGGCAGGTCTACTTGGTGTAGCACGTGTCCTTGAGGATCTAGCCAAGTCATTCCTTCAGGATGGCAAACTTACTCAGGCTGAAATCAATGCAGCATTCCGCAAGGAACACAGCAGAGCAGAAGAAGAAGCAGAAAAGTAATAGCAAAACCCCTTGACTACCCTCTCCATATAGTGTAAAATAGATACACTACTTAGAGAGGGTTTTCACATGAGTGAAATAAACGATAATGAATTTGGAGAATGGCTCCAGGTTGGCATTGACAAGGGCTGGGTATCCAACCCATTCTGCTACACCCATGATGGCGATCCATACATGACTGAAGAAGAAGAACAGCAATGGGAAGAGGGCGGAGATCCTTGTGCCCCTGTAATTAAGATTTTAGACTAATGACTAACTTGTTTCTGAGTGGCCCATTTGATTATAAAGATAAGGGCTGGGGATATGCTCACTACTCTTATGGGTTTGCTTTAGATTCTTTTAAAGAGGTAGTCAAAGAATCAGACACAATCTCTGGAATCTTTGAGTATCCATTTAGAGTTGGCATTTGTAAAAAGCAAATGATATCATTTGATAATCCTGTCAATGTTTCTTTCTTGCCACCCGACGTTTCTCTACTTGTTCCAGGGTATAAAAATGTTTGTGTCTTTGCCTGGGAATTTGACAAGTTGCCAGCAAAGAGTAAAGAAGAAAATGGTATATTTAAAAAGAACTATTATCGGGCACTAAAGCAATATGATGCTGTTCTAACCTTGTCTTCCTATTCTAAACAAACCCTATCTTATTATGACATAGACTCGTTTGTCCTACCATCGCCAGTATCTAAAAAAGAAATTGCTTTAGATGAAAGCATAGACGACCTATTGTGCTATCCAGTTAGCACTGTTTCTAAATTTTATAGACACGATCAGTCGCAACCATTGTCGGATGTTCTTGCTAACACTGCATATGAAAAAAGATTTTTATACATTCTAAACCCCCACGACATTCGAAAGAACTTTGGAAATCTTGTTACAGCATTTCAAAAATTCAGCGTGGACAACCCAGACGCAGTTCTGATATTAAAGATGACTGCTCAGGGAAACTTAACAAAACTACAAGAGACTGCCTTTAGGAGAGAGTTTCCATCCTTTCCAGATACAACCTTTAACAACGTATACTTCTTGCCAGAAAAACTAAGCGAGAGCAAACTACAGATGCTGGTAGAGTCTTGCCAGAATTATGTTTCCCCTAGTCGTGCAGAAGGGCAGAACCTGCCTCTGTGTGAGGCCATGGTGTCGGATAGGATATGCATTACACCAGACCACACATCAATGTCTGATTACGTTACTAACGATTCTGCCATTATTCTTGAGTCAAATCCGTGGATGATTGATCACACGACACACAAGTACGAAGATTTTTGGGGGTTCTCGTGGTTCAACGTAGGGGAGCAAACAATTCTAGATGCACTAAATAGGGCGGTAGCGTTGACCCCAGAAGAGAAGATTGCTATGACAGACAAAGCAAGGCAGAACGTAGAAACCTTTTGCTCACCAGCATCAGTGCTCAAAAAATGGCAAGAAATAAAGTTGCAAATAAAGATCTGATCCTGTATAATTGAATAATATTGGTCCATAACTCAGTTGGCAGAGTGTTCGGCTGTTAACCGAAATGTCGGAGGTTCGAACCCTCCTGGACCAGCGATAGAAATATCATGCGTATGTTGCATAGTGGTAGTGCCCTATCCTTCCAAGTTAGAGGTGCAGGTTCGATTCCTGTCATACGCTCGGGTGGCACCCTAGCATTACTCGTAAGATCAATTTCACTGGGTGTCACTCTTTGGCTTCGTAGTTCAGTTGGTTAGAACGCCACCCTGTCACGGTGGAGGTCGTGGGTTCAAGTCCCATCGGAGTCGCTATCGGTTGCCTAACCGCTCTCGGGGTATGAGATAAAATAGGCGATGCCCTTGTAACTCAGTTGGTAGAGTGCAATACTTGTAATGTTGAAGTCGCAGGTTCGAATCCTGTCGGGGGCTCAAGTGGTATAATTAGATATACAAGGAGGTCATAACTATGGCTAAAGCACAACTACCAATTGACGGTAAACTCGGAAAAGATTTTAAAGTCACATCACTAATGGGTATGAGAATTCACCCTGTAACAAAAGAAAAGAAGCACCACAATGGAACAGACATTTGGTCTTCACACGAACCATGCTGGATTGAAGCACCTTATGACGGTGTCGTTCTAGAATCAAAGAAGTCAACAAGTCCAGGCGGAGGTTTTGGAAACTACGTAATCCTTCTTCACAAGATCGGTGGCAAGCAATACACAACCCTATATGCACACATGCAGGATGGCTCTGTTAAGGTCAAGAAGGGCCAGAAGGTTGAAGCAGGAACTCCTCTAGGAAAGATGGGAACTACTGGCATGTCAACTGGAAAGCACTTGCACTGGGAACTTCGTCTAGGCAAGCAACACATCTGGGACAAAATGGGCAAGAACTACATTGAGCCAATTGCATTCTTCAAGGCTGCTATTGCACAAGAGGCTGCTATTGCAACTGCACCAGTCGAAGCAACAGACGACGACCCAGTAGCACCAGCACCAGTTCACGGTGCAAAGAAGCCAGCACCAGCAAAGCCTGTGGCTGCTCCAGCAACTCCTGCCAAGCCAGTTCTAAAGTCTACCCTAAAGGTAGGAGCAAAGAATGGTCTTGTAAAGTATTTGCAGAACGCACTAAAAGTTCCTGTAACTGGAGTATACGATCAAGCAACTGTTGCTGCTGTAATAAAGTTGCAGACCGCCAAGGGACTTAAGGCCGATGGCCTTGCAGGACCTCTGACATGGGAGCACATTAACTAAATGCCAACATACGAATACGTTTGTAGAGAATGTGAAACTACTCTGATAGAGAAAAGAAGCATTCACGATCCGTCACCAGATCACTTTTGCGAGGGTTGCGGAAAGACTATGACACAGGTTGTGGGTAGCCTGGGTATTCAATTCAAGGGTAGCGGATTCTACAGAACGGACAAGTAATGGTAGAGACAAAAGAGTGGGTACTTACTGCTGCAGATCGTTGCGATGTCTGTGATGCACAAGCATACATCAACGTCAAGGGGGTATCTGGAGAGATCATGTTTTGTGGTCATCACTACGATAGTTCTAATAACGACAAACTAAAAGCATTTGCATTTGAAATCATTGATGAACGAGAACGCCTAATTGAGAACAGGCTACAGGGAGATAACTAATGCCTATTAGTTTTAAAAAGAATGTCTCTAGATTTTTTAGACATGACACAGATATCACTCGTGTTATAGAAACAAATTTTCCAGAAGGAATTAGCAACCATTTGCCATTTTGGAAAGGCCTACACACAATAAAGGTATCCATAGATGGCGACGGATTTAATCCAAACAAGATATCAGATCTAGAACTAAATGAAAAGACTGTGGTTAAGGGATACTTGGAAGCAGACAATGCTAAAGTTCTACACCTAATTGGTCCAAAGAAAAAGTTTATTAAAAGGATTGTGGCAAGTTATTATCACGCTGTGGCTGACGATCTTGCAGAAATTGTGTATGCTATCAACAAGTATCCAGACCTAGAACTGGTAATCGACCTCACAGAAGTACGTGGAGCACTGACAACACCAGAGTGGGACTTTATTGGATACTTCCTAAAATGTTTAGACAAAGAAAAAGTAAAGTACACTCTTGTAGAATTAAAAAAGTTTGACATTGTTTACATTAACGACTTTACCTTGCTAGCGTTTCCATTTCACTCAGGTGCGAGACTTGATGTGCTTGCTGAATTCTTTAAAAAGCATGTCACCAATCCCAAAGAAGAAGCACACAAAAAAGTTTTTGTTAGCCGTGGAAAGATGAACTGGAGAGATCCGCTAAAGGATGCCGTAAACTTTTCCTACGTAGACGACAATAGGATAGACAATCATTCTGAAATTGAGCAGGTATTTAAAGACCTTGGGTTTGAAATAGTTTATCCAGAAGACTTTAAAAATTTTCAAGAGCAGGTGGACTACTTTTATAAAGTAAAGGTCATGGCATCTCTGACCAGTTCTGGAATGGTTAATGGCGTTTTTATGCAGCCAGGCGGAACCATGATCGAATTGGTAACACCACTAATTACTCAGTCCCCTGTTGTTAGTAACGAGTACCTTAAAAACAACGGCATTGATCCAAAAGAATATGAACTAGACCTAAACACGGTTCAAGAAATTCATATGTTTTATCATAATCTTGCATTTTTTAAAGAGCACACCTACATTGGAATTCCTAACTACTTTAGAAGTTCAGACAAAGTTCGTAAGTTTATTGACGCAAACCCAGGCCTAAAGGAAATGCTTCAGAAATGAACAGGGCAATAATCTTTGACCTAGACGGAGTTCTGATAGACAGCAAAGAAATTCATTTCAATGCACTCAACCTTGCCTTAGCCAATGTGGACAAGAAGTATATTATTTCTAGAAATGATCAGGACACCACCTTCGAAGGCCTAACAACATATTCTAAACTAAATATATTAACTTATACAAGAGGGTTGCCCAGATCGCTACACAAAAGCATTTGGGAAGAAAAGCAAAAGTTTTCTACTGCAATGTTTTCTAGTGTGTCTACGGATGCAGAATTAATTAATCTACTTAAATACATAAAGTCGCAGGGTATCCTAATAGGCGTTGCAAGCAATAGCATTAGAGCAACACTGGATGGCTGCCTAAAGGCCCTGGGCATTAAAGATCTGATTGATCACTCACTGAGTAATGAAGACGTAAACTTTCCAAAGCCAAGTCCAGAAATATATCTAAACTGCATGACAGATCTAGGCGTTACGCCAGACAACGTAATCATATTTGAAGACAGCGAGATAGGCAGAGAGGCAGCGAGTTCGTCAAATGCCAAACTAGAGCCAATAGAAAACAGGTCTAGCCTAACGTTCGACAGGATTCAGAAAGCGGTAGAGTATTTAAATGCAAAAGATTAATATACTTATTCCAATGGCAGGTCTGGGTAGTCGCTTCGCTGAAAAGGGATACAGTAAGCCAAAGCCACTAATCGATGTTGATGGTGAGCCAATGATTAAGAAGGTCATTGATAATATTAATATTGATGGTCACTATATCTTTATTGTCCAGAAGGAACACTCTGTAAGGTATCACTTGCAAGATGTGCTAGACGAATATGTGCCAGGATGTACAATCATTGAGATAGATGGAGTGACCGATGGTGCTGCTAGAACAACCCTACTTGCCAAAGATTTTATTGATAACAATATGCCATTGCTAATCGCCAATTCAGACCAGGTAGTTGTATGGGATAGTTCTGCATTTACCGCTCAGATGGCCTCTGGTGACGTTATAGCACTATTGAAAGATGATAACCCCAAGTGGTCATATGCCAAGATCGATCAGGCCAGGGTAGTTGAGGTAGCGGAAAAGAAAGTTATTAGCAACAATGCAAGCGTAGGCATCTATGGCTGGTCCAAAGGCTCTGACTATGTAAAGTATGCAGAACAAATGATTGCTAAGAATATTAAAACTAACAATGAATTTTACATCTGTCCTGTCTACAACGAAGCCATAGAAGATGGTAAAATAGTAGTGCCACATTTTGTAGAAGAAATGCACGGCATTGGCACACCAGAAGACTTGGAGATCTACCTTGAGAAGAATCGCACACAGAGGGAATACGAACGGCATAACAGCCTACGAGAATCAATTATGGTATGCTCAGACCGCAATTGACAAGGGCTTTGACGTAGAGATAGATGTGTGGATGGTTCGTGGAGTGCTCTGGGCAGGGCACGACTCAGCACAATACCTAATCCGTGAAGAGTTCCTGACAGATAACATTGACAAACTTTGGATTCATTGCAAAAACTTTGAAGCCCTAGACCACTTTGCTAAGTTGGGCAACTCCTACAACTACTTCTGGCATCAGGACGACGACTTTACGATGACCAGTCAAAACTTTATTTGGACATATCCAGGAAAAGAAGTTGGAGATCGATCTGTAATAGTTGACCTAGAGGGCAAAACAGAGTATAATTGTTATGCTATTTGTAGTGACTATGTCGCTAAGGAGGAACAAAATGTATGAATATTTTGTAAAAGCAGTAACCAACGTAGTAGATGGGGATACCATTGACGTTGTAATCGATCTAGGGTTTGACATTAGTTTTACTTCACGTGTTCGCTTGGCTGGTATTGATACCCCAGAATCACGTACCACAAACAAAGCCGAGAAGGCACTTGGTCTAGAGTCAAAGAAGTACCTCGCTGACCGCATCAAGGCAGCAAAGAATGTAGTTATTAAGACTGAGAAGATGGACTCATCTGAAAAGTATGGTCGCATCTTGGGATGGCTATACCTTGACGGAGAAGGTAATTCAATCAATCACGAGATGATCGAAAAGGGTTACGCTTGGGGATATCTTGGAGACACCAAGGTAAAAGACTTTGAAGCACTTGCCAAGGCAAGAGCGAAGTCTAACAAATAATTTTACCTAAGTCATAGTATAATTGATTTGGGTGATTTTATGGAATATCTAGTTGGCTCTCTCGCCACCATCATAACTGTTCTACTGAGCAGGCTGTTCTTTAAGAAGAAAGAAACTCGCAAGGTTAGCGTAGAGATTCGGGAATCGCAAGCGATCAGATTTGAAATGATTAAGGATAGCGGTGCAATCTATGACCTGCTTCATCCAAAGGTTAAGACACAGGCAACAACGCACCATGAAAACAATCTTGTTAGGATTATCTTTGTGGAAAGTCAGGCCTACTGGATCAGAAGCAACGTCTTTTACACTGCAGACCTAAATGAAATGGGACTTGTTGATTTTGATTCTGCAAGAGCAGTTGACACAATGACCATGAGTAAGGTACAATTAGATAAGATGAGTTTTATTGTAGAAAAACTAACGGAAGGAAAATAGTATGCTCGTAGCAATTCAAGGAACAAAATCCTTTGACGACTATGCCGTTTTCCTAAGAGCAATAGGAACAGCACTTGGTAGTATTTCGGATCAGGATACAGAGTTCACAATCTATTCTGCAGGTCCATCAAATATTAATAAGTTTGGCCTAGAGTTCTCTAACATATCCGAAAGAAGTCTTAAAGCAAGAGGCATTAAGATTAGGTTTATTAAAGTTCCACCCTCTTGGTTGGAAACTAATATAAAATCTATAGACTACTTTGCATACTTTAGCAAACCGAAGGAACCAGTATCGAAACTGGTTGACCTAGCGGATGCCAAGGATGTTGAAGTAGGGGTCTATAGATATTAATCGCACAAAACAAACAGAGCAGGGAGTGAAATGTTAATCAAATCACTTGAAATAATGGAAGATATTGTCAAGAATAACGACAGCCTTTCATGGGATGGCTGGACAGTCATTCAAACAAAAACCAGTGAAGACGGCATGATGTCTAAAGACGGAGCATTCGTTGACGGCAAGTGGATCGTACAGAAACGTTACGAGGCAACTGCTAATGGTTGGGAGATTCCAAATAAGTTAGTTGGCTAAAATGGATAAGCATGAATGGAAAGACAAAGCCGAATGCTTAGGCATGGAAACCAATGACTTCTTCGACAACTATGAAGAAAGTTTGGAAGTAAGAAAAGACATTGACGCTGTCTGTGCAAGTTGTCCAGTCGCAAGACAATGCTTTGCTGTTGCAGTTTCAACCAAGGGTTGGGGAGTGGCAGGTGGAGTTTACTTTGAGAACGGAAAAATCTCAAGAGAATTTAACAAGCATCGTAATAAGCAGGACTGGGCAAAAGTTTGGGAATACCTAACGATTGACAAAGAATAATGTTATACCAGAAAGAAAACAACAATGTACACTGATGCAATGAAGATAGCATTTAGATCCTTGGACCACTACGCTCCACCAGGATTTAAGTTGCAAATTATAGATCACGATACTTTTATTACCGTTAAGGCTAGTGAGCCACAGTTTATGGGGCTACTTGACGAAGACAGGAGACGTGCTATAGAATATATGGTAAGGGTCAAAAAGGCCTTTGAGGAAAACGGAGCGATCGTGCTACTAGTACGAGAAGGGGGCAAGGAACAATGATGTATGAATATTTACTATACGGTATCCTTAGCGTCATCTTTATTTCATTTGTAATATCTACAATTGTTTTAAAGAAAAAGAACACGAACCTGACGGCTAGTATTATAACTATCTTGTTAGAAAATGCAAACAATAAGTCTGCATCTGAGGACAAGAATCTAAATACAAATGAAGGTTTTGTCAAGTTCCTATCGGACTCTCGTGACTGGGCATTTGCCTATATCGAAGAAGTTCAGTCTGTGCTTGGCAAATTTATTTCTGAGGTTGGACCAGAGATTGAGTACTACAGAAACTTTGGGCAGGCTGTTGACAGTCCGAACAATGAATCTTTAGACAAGATCTCTAAGGCATACTCAGAACTTGAAAAAGTTTTACCCAAAGATAAGAAAAACAATGGGTAAATATAGGTCTCTGAAATAGAGACAAAGGAGAATAAAATGACACCACAACTAACAGCAATGCTGGCTTCATACGGAAGATCAGTTCTATCTGCAGCAACGGCACTATACCTTGCTGGAGTAACTGATCCACTAGACCTAGTCTGGGCACTTGTAGCAGCAGTTATTCCAGTTGCTCTACGAGCAATCAATCCAAAGGACAAGGCGTTTGGTCGTGTCCCTAGTGTTGAAGAAGTAGACAAGGCACTGACAACTGCAAACGTTGCAGATGGCAAGAAACTTGCTAAGAAAGTAACCGACAAGGTTGCTCCTGCAAAGAAGCCTGCTGCAAAGAAGACTACACCAAAGAAGTAGTTAAAATAAAAAGATAGCCAGGGGAAACCCTGGCTTTTCTTTTATCTAAAAGTGTTCGTGATAAATCTTTGCCGTGTGTATGATGTAGATTTTATCATAACCAAGTTTGTGAAAGTTTTGGCAAACAACAACGGTATCGCAATCAAAATCTTTAGTCACAGGATTTACATATCCATAACGAGCACCCTGCTTAAAAGGTTCTGCACGGTACAAACAAACACCATTTGACGTAGCATAGTATTTGTCGTACGGCTTTGACTTTGTATCATAAAGCCTAACCTCTTCGTGACTTGTAAACTTTGGACCCTTGCGAGTAGCCCAACTATCATAGATGGGGTGATTGTTTACAGTAAGACCAGAAACAATATCAAAGTCTGGTTCTAGTTTTTTAAACTCCAAGATCTGCCTAATGACATCCATATCAAATCTCATGTCAGACTCAACCATCATAATGTAGTCAGCCCTACTCAAAAAGTCTTTAGCCTCTATGGCTTTGTTTCTAGCAATGGAAAGATTTCTAACCCGATCCTTTGACTTGACTGACCCATAGTTCTGCGTTCTAAGGGTCTCGGTAATAAAGGAAAAGTCTGAAAAGAATGACCAGTCCATTGCTGCAATCATTCTGGGGGTACCATCATTAGAGTCATTCTCGTAGATTGACAAGATAAACTCATATTCTGGGAAGGTTTTTACCATTTCCTTCAACTGGGCGTGGTACCTTTTGAGATACTGAGATTCATTTCGAATAACAGAATACACAAAAACAACTGGTTTAGACATAAGATCCTTTTCTATTTAGAACAATTATAGCATGTACAGGAGAATCTTCACATTTCATGCTATAATATAGGTATGCCATATCACGTTGGAGAAAAGGGATCATACGGTTGCTCGGGTTACCCTGCCCTAAAAGATGACGGAACCGTAATGGGTTGTCACACTACTAAAGAAGAAGCAGCCAATCAAATTTATGCCATCAACCAGTCCGAAGGAAATGTTGACAAGGCCTACGCAGGCTGCGGTTGCGAAACATGCAAAAGACTTGATGTAACATGCAAGGACTGCCCTGACTGCTCAGAAGACATGGGCAAGTCATACACTTCCGATGACGAAGAAATGGATAAGTGGGACAACGTTACAAAGGCCTGCTGGGTAGGATATACGCAACGAGGCATGAAAGAAAAAGATGGTCGCATGGTCCCTAACTGCGTTCCAGTATCAAAATCTGAAGATGATCCAATGCTGAAGGCTGACTATGCAGTTACTGAAGGTAGTTTTGTTATGGCAATGACATCTGAGGGTGTGGTTGTTGGCCAAGTTGAGCATGTCATGCGTGAAGGCGGAACATATGGTGAGCCAGGCAATCCATACTCTGTAAACTCTACACCAGAAAATCCAGCGGTAGCGATCAGAATGCTTGAAGAAGAAGACGGTATGTACTACTACACACCTTACTCTATTGGTGCACTCATGTCTGACGTAAAGGCTATTGATAGACCAAATATTTCTACAGAAGAATATGAAGAAGACGAAGATGAGATGGAGAGCATGGCAAAAGCCGATACCTACACTCCAACATCTGGTATGAAAGCAGCAGCCAGCCGTGCATTGCGTTGGAAGAAAGAGGGCAAGGCAACTGGTGCAGGAACTCCTGTAGGCTGGGGTAGAGCAACAGACATCGTAGCAGGTAGAGCAATGTCTCTAAGCACTGTAAAAAGAATGTACTCTTTCTTCTCACGTCACGAAGTTGACAAGAAGGGTAAAGATTTTAACAATACTAGCAATCCTTCTAATGGTCGCATTATGTGGGATGCTTGGGGCGGAGACGCAGGATTCTCTTGGTCTCGTGGCATCGTAAACAGAATGAAGGACAAGGCGTTGTTCTCAAATTTTGGTAAAGACTACACAAAGCCTGTCGGTCTTCCAAATCTCTGGAAAGACTAGTAATGAAGAAAGCACTAATTACTGGCATTACTGGCCAAGATGGTTCTTACTTAGCAGAACTTCTACTTAACATTGGCTACCAGGTTCACGGTATCGTAAGACGATCATCAACAGATAACCTAGTTAGACTTAAAGATGTTCTTACAAACGACAACCTATTCCTTCACCAAGGCGACCTAACAGATTCTGCATCTATTACAAACCTAATTAAGTTGGTTGAGCCAGATGAGATTTATAATCTTGGTGCACAGAGCCACGTGCAAGTATCATTTGACACAGCAGAATTTACAGCAGACACAGACGCTCTCGGTGCACTACGCATCCTTGAAGCAATTAGAGTGCTAGGGCTAAAAGACAAGACTCGCTTCTACCAGGCCTCTACCTCCGAGATGTTTGGCAAGGTACAAGAAGTGCCTCAAAAGGAAACTACTCCGTTTTATCCAAGATCTCCATATGGTGTAGCAAAACTATACGCACACTGGATTACAAAGAACTATCGTGAATCTTATGGTATGTTTGCTACCAGTGGAATTCTATTTAACCACGAGTCACCTAAGCGTGGTGCTAATTTTGTAACAAGCAAGATTGTTTTGTCTCTTAATGCTATTAAGAATTACAAGATGGATACCCTTGAACTTGGCAACCTAGATGCACTTCGTGACTGGGGACACGCCAAAGATTTCGTATACGCTATGTGGCTAATGCTACAGGCAGAGCAGCCAGACGATTACGTTATTGCAACAGGAGAACAACACTCGGTTCGTGAGTTCGTAGAGATTGCTGCTAAGTATTACGGCTTTGACATTGAGTGGCAGGGTACAGGAGTAGACGAAATCGGTATCGACAAGAACACAGGCAGGACCATCGTAAAGGTAAACCCTAAGTTCTTTAGACCAGCAGAAGTAGAAACCCTTCTAGGTGATCCTAGCAAGGCTGTTAATAATCTTGGCTGGTTCCGCAAGCGTTCGTTTGCTGACCTTGTAGAAGACATGTGTGAGAATGCACCAAAGATCTTCCCAAATTATTCAGCAGAATAACTTGACTCTAAGCCGTATCCTTGATACAATAGATGTCTAAGGTCCCATAGTTTATCGGTTAGAACGTCGCCCTTTCACGGCGGTAGGAGGGGTTCGATTCCCCTTGGGACTGCCATTAGGGGTATAAGCATTAAGGTGATGCAACGGACTTTTAATCCGTGGAACAGGGATCGTTCCCCTGATGCCCTACAATGTCTCTATAACTCAGATGGTAGAGTAGCAGATTCATATCCTGCTTGTCCTTGGTTCAAGTCCAAGTAGAGACACTACTCCCCTTTGGTGTAATTGGCAACACTACGGTTTTTGGTGCCGTCATTCTTAGTTCGAATCTAGGTGGGGGAGCGATAGGAGAACAATGAGTAAACCAGACTGGGCAGATCGCCTACAAAGAACATTTAAAAAGAAGTATCAGCAAGGATTTGACGAAGGCTACTCTAAGGGGTACGGAGAAGGCTTTGCAGATGGCTCAAGAAAGGCTGTCAATGAATCAAGAAAAGTCTTTGTAAAAAGAATACAAAAGGAATTGACTTCCTTGCCAGAAAATGGTAAACTTGAGTATAGAAAAGGCCTACAGGCAGCAATCGAACTAATCAACAGGAGAAAGTAATGCACGAGCATGAGCACGAGGGCGAGAGCCTTTTTGACACAATCATTGAAATTACATTTGGCGTAGAACATATGGTATCGGAGTTTTTCTGGAATGCCGTATTCGTTTTGGTAGGCTTTGCCATATCAAAGGCGGTAGCACTACGTAAGATCCACAAGTATATTGATGACAAGCACGGTGTAAAGCACCAAGAAAGCGAGTACTAAAATGATTAAACCTTTAGAAGATAAGGTAGTCGTAAAACCAATTGAAGAAGCAGAGAAGACATCTGCGTCTGGTCTTATCATTACAAAGATAGAAAAAGAAAAGCCAACTGAGGGCATTGTCGTTGCCGTTGGCTCTGGTGCAACATTCGCTGACGGAACAAAGATGACCATTGACCTACAGGTTGGAGATAAGGTTATCTATTCTAAGTACAGCGGTACAGAAATTGAGCACCAAAACGAGAACCTCGTAATCCTTCCATACCGTGACATCTTTGCGGTG